GCGGCGGCGAAAAATATACCAGGTTTGCGTAGACACTCTTTTAGCGACCATGCCGGTTCAGACGCTAGCCTATTTTTTCGCTGTGGAGGTCTGCAAAAGCATTCTGCATATATTCTGCACGTATTCTGTGTATATTCTGCACGATTTGGCCCCCCGTCAGTTTCTGGTGGAATTCCTTTAAGTTCTCCCCCGTACTTTGACACCCCCCGTCAAATTCTGAGTTTATTCCTTTAAGTTCTCCCTGTACATTACCAATCTTATATGTTATCATACACTCATTGAGAGGAGAATATCTGATGTATGTGAATGTTTCTGATCTGCTTGGAAAGACCTTTGTTCGTATCGACAAGAGTGATTATGAGCTGCGTTTCCATATGGAAGACGGCACTCATTATCGCATGTATCATTCCCAGGATTGCTGCGAGAGAGTTTATGTCGAGGATATCGTCGGTGATCTGGATGATCTTGTTGGTTCGCCCTTGGTTCGTGCTGAGGAGCGTACTTCTGACACTTCAGAAGATTCTGATCCGAATGCTTTTAGAGATTATGCATATATGTGGACGTTCTATGAGTTTGCTACGATCAAGGGATCGGTGACGATTCGTTGGTATGGTGAATCGAATGGCTACTATTCCATAGGCGTTGATTTGGTGCATGTGGGTCCTCTTAAGGATCAAGCTAATTTTTGAGGAGGTGCGTCATGACTAATGGTGTCGTTGTTGGTTTTGCTATTATTGCCCTGATTGTTGGCATAATTATCTTTGGACCGCTTTTGATCATTTGGTCCCTGAATACTTTGTTTGCGCTAAGTATTGAGTATAGCTTGTCCACGTGGTTTGCTGCTCTTGTTCTGAGTGGCGCTGTTTCGGTGCGAGTTAGTAGATAATCTGAATATCTGTCTGGAAGGATGAAATGACATGAAGCTGCATGATTTGAGAATGAGCAAGGAAACCTGCGACAAGTTGGTTACGAGGATAGGTTCATCATGACGATCACGGGAAGCGTTTGTCCATAAGATGGATACTCCATGCGTGAAGGTTTGTCGTATCGAAGGAAGTGGATATTGCATTGGATGTGGTCGAACGCGGCGTGAGATTGCCGAGTGGACTGGATTGACCAAGAATGAGCGGTTGACTGTGATGGCGACATGTCTTGTTCGATTGACCGAGATGACTCGTGGAAAGGGAAAGGGCGAAAGAAATGACAAGGGAAGAGCGGGTACTTGAGGATTTGCTATTTCATGTAAGGAATTCGGAGATCGTTGACGAGGTCCTTACCGAAAAGGGTCGTGCGATGATGGAAGCATATTACACGATCAATTCCCTTTTGCTGGAAAAAGAAATGCGTCATCGTGATTTGGAAAGTGCTTGACATTACCAGTGCGATGTCTTATTATTATAATGTCAGTCGCAATGAGGAAATAACATGATTCTTTCGTATTTCGTTGATCCGGTGCTTGAAGAGTTTCCAGGTCGTTGTGGTTATCAAATCTTCTGCTTCGAAGATGATGACTGCGTGTGGGAACAGTTCTTTGCGACGAAGGAAGATGCCGAGGAGTTTGGTAGGGATTATGTCGCTGGATACTTTGCTGACGGATTCCCCGCAAATTCCGTCATATGGAAGCAGGAGCGTGAGATTCGTATTCCTTCCGATGTATAAATATGTCCATGAAGACATTCAAGCATTTTCTACAAGAACGATTCATCAATCTTTTTCCCGGTGATCCGCGCAGGCAGCAACATGCCGCCGAGATCCATGATATGCTGCAAAAGGCCTATGCAAAGATTGGTGGCATACAGGGATCTGGCTTTCGTAGCCCCGAAGACATGGACAAGAATATTCCGATGTGGAAGATCCATCGACAGGGCGGCAAGATTCGTGGCGTTGTCCTCTATAAGGATACAAATGGACGCAAGTCCGTGGCTACAGCGACTGATGGTTCTGAAGAAGGCAAGAAGGGCGTAGCTCAGATCTATCGTGATGATGTTGTTCGCGGTCGTGCATATGGCGAGAGATCTGCTTCGGCTCTATCGTTCACCAAGAAGGTTGTTGGAGCCGAGCATTTGAAGAAGCATATAATTCCATATGAACATGTCCAAAAGACCTTGGGTGGTGACACGGAGATACGTCGTCCACCACATGATGATCCTGAGATACAACGTCATCCCGAGTTCGCTGAACATTTCTATCAAAGAAAAATTGGCGACCATTGGCACACAAAGTTGATGTTTGGTACACCCGGAAAGAGTTTGAAGAGAGTTTGAAATGAGATCCTACAAGATTGTTGAAATGGTTGATTCTCTCAGCTACAAGCTTCATCTATATGAAGGTGGTATCGAGGAACCAAGGGCTCCAGTTTTTGAGAGCCGTGATCGTGCATATGAGGCGGCGATGCATTATGTGGCTGAGTATGATGGATATCTGCCATTTGATGATGAATGAATAAATAAGTTTCGCATATCATGTATCTGATGAAACATATACACACTCCAATGATGTGGATTTCAGAACATGAACATAAACATAGATCGGATCCTGAGAGATCCAAGACAAGACCTTTTCGTTTATGACAATTCTTCCAAAAAGTGGTATTGCCGCGAAGGCACCGATTATTTCTGTCCCGAACCAAGCATTGAATTCTATACGAAATTGGTCGTATTGGATTTGCTTGCGACATTGCGCGAATGCGAGAATCCAGAGAAAAAAGTTCTTGACGGCGCCGATAGAATAGACTACAATAGATTTGTGAATTCGATTTGTGAAAGGTTCAATATACCATGGAAAGATACTTCACCAAGCCCTCCGAAGGGTATCATTTCTCAGCCGACGGTATAAAGACTATTGAAGATCATTACGGCGGCAAGTTCGTTGGTTCTTTTTGTATCAAGAGAACTGATGGATCTTGGAATGATACGCCGGTTGATGTATTCTATCAGCCGTATCCTGATGTCATCAAGGGCCATACGCATTACTTTGGCATGTATCGTCATCCTCTGACGAAGCATGTAATGATCACGAATGCGATGTCCGCATTTGAGCATCCGATACTGGGTGCTGTTGCGGATGATGGAGAGATTGTCGTTTCTGGGTATCGACACGATTATCGGAGAAGCAAGGATGGAACTGTATTCATTGATGGCGGCCGAGACTATACTAAGTATGGCCGTAATAGTGTTGATCCTGATGTGGGTGATATTCGGACCCCACTCGTCCAGGTAAAGGTTGTCGAAAACAATCTTGTGGTGGTCGTATGATTCTGCAACTGAATCCTACGATCCCCGTGATTACACCAAAAGGTCGTGCTCAGGCCGTAGCATTGATTGACTATGGTCCTGAGCATGATCTTATTTGGGTTTGCTTTCTTGATTCAAATGGTCAATGTTGGTCATATCGCAATGCTGAGATTCGCGGCGAAAAGAACTTGACCATGGGAAGAAAGGGCGAATACTGTGGACAAACCTAGTTCTCAGAAGATTGAAGTCACGAAGCAGGTCAAGGATTCGCTGCGCGAATTATCGGCTGCTATTGCCGCACATCAGCAAGCATTGGATAACGCTGTTGCCGAGATTGAATATCTTGAAAAGCAAAATGGTCAATTGATTTTTCAAATTCAATATGCATTTACATTTCCTGATGGCGAACATTTGACATTGGAAGAACTGGCGAATGATTACTATCGTCTAAAGAAGCAGGTCGGCGAATGGTGATCAAGATTACAGTTTCATGAAATTATATCCAGGAAGTTCAATTGACGCCGTCTAAGGCATACATACTTGTTGAACACTTGTTTCGTTCACAAAAAGATAATTGAGGTGTCACATGAATATCAAGACGATTTTTACTACTGTCTTAGCAATACTTTGCATTTCATTTGCAGCATATGCACAAAACGCAAGAGATCAAATTCGTGCTGTTGGATCATCGACGGTTTTTCCTTTCACTACAACGGTTGCTGAAAATTTCAGTCGAACATCAGGTCTCAAGGCGCCGATTGTAGAATCTACTGGAACGGGTGGTGGATTTCGTCTGTTCTGTGCCGGTATAGGAACACAGCACCCAGACATTTCAAATGCATCTCGTCCGATCACTAAATCAGAAATTGAACTTTGCGCCAAGAATGGTGTAACGAGCATTACTGAAGTAATGATTGGATATGATGGCATCGTATTTGCGGTTCGCAAGGATGTAAAGCCTTTTAGTTTGACACGCGAACACGTTTGGCTTGCTTTGGCTCGTCAGGTGCCAAAGGACGGTAAGCTTGTAAATAATTTCTACCAGAAATGGAATGAGATTGATCCTAAACTACCAAACGCTCCAATTGAAGTCATGGGACCGCCTCCGACTTCTGGAACGCGCGATGCATTTGTTGAAATGGTAATGGATCATGGCTGCAAGAGTTTCGATGAAATCAAGTCTCTGCAAGATGCAAGACAGAAGCAAGCTGCCTGCTCTTCAATTCGTGAAGATGGCAAGTTCATTGAGGCTGGTGAAAATGATAATCTAATTGTTCAGAGACTGGTCTCTAACAAGAACAATCTAATTATTGGAGTCTTTGGATACTCGTTCTTGGAAGAAAACGTAGACAAGCTTATTGGATTAAAGATTGATGAGGTAGAGCCAGAGTTTGAAAATATCTCTACACAGAAATATCCAGTCGCTCGTTCCTTGTTTGTCTATGTCAAGAATGCTCATGCTGAAGTTATTCCTGGCATTAGAGATTTCATAGCTGAGTATGTTTCAGATCGTTCCATGGCTGAGAATGGATACCTTGAGAAAAAGGGTCTTGTGCCATTGACGAAGGCACAGAGAGAGCTTGTGCGTAAAAATGCTCTTACACTAACACCAATGAAATGAAAGGTTTATATCATGGTCAAGTATATTCTAAAGTCTGTTGATGATACTGCCGACGATATGGCAGCTACTGTGACGTATGAGTTTCAGTCCGATCTGGCTGACAATGTCACATGGCATCTTGCTCAGTTCATGCGCGCAGTAGGATTTACCTGGGTAGAGAGTCTTGAGATCGTCAAGGAGTATGATGATTCAGAGTTTGATGAACTTGACGATAGTGAATTGACGATTGATGATTCAATGATTGTCAATAAGGATTCCACAGAAGACAAGTATGTGTCTGTGACACCAACTAAAGATACCAAGTAATTAGTCGGTTGGTCGCATACCCATTGTGCGTTCTTGACCAACCATATGGCTCTTGATCATCCATGCTAGTTTTGCATGTTTATCAAGGCGGTCTTCCAAGTAATTGACGAGACCGTAATTGTCTTCGCGTTCTGCTAGCCCTCTTGCTGCATTGATTGAATCGACCAATGCGGAATTAGCGGCTAGCAGACGAGCGAACATATTTTTTGATCCAGGAATTTCTGCCGTGTCCGACATTGTCGATAGCGATTCAAATTCCTTCATTGTTCCTGGTGCATATGAACCAAGTGCGCGAATTTGTTCGGCAGCAGTATCGACTTCTTCAAACAGTTGCACATAGACCTTGGAGAAGAAATCATGATAGGCTGAAAAGAATGGACCTTCAACATTCCAATGATACTTGTGTGCGAGAAGATACATGCTGAATGTATTTGCTAGTACAATGTGCATTGTACGCACAAGATCTGGTTTGCCCAATTGTTCTTCCAGAAGTTCCTCATTTAGAACAGTTTCTGTTGTATCTTGGACTTCTTCTTGAATCACATTTTCATTTTCGGACATAGTTGACATTCCTCTAGAGGTATGATATATTTATAATCATGAATATCTTTTATCTTTCTCACGATCATGCTCAGTGTGCCCAATGGCATGTGGACAAACATGTAGTCAAGATGATTCTGGAAAGCTGTCAGTTGCTTTCTACGGCTCGTCGTTTGATTGACGGTGTTCCAACAATTGAAAAACGATATGTTGCAGGATCATTGCATCCGGCACGTTTTCGTAATATCAAGCGATGGGTGCTGGAAGATCATCCAGAAGCTGACAAGATCATCTATCAGGCTACGCATGTAAATCATCCGTCGGCTGTGTGGGTTCGTCAGTCATTGGAGAACTATGTTTGGTTGTCGGATCTAACATTTGCCCTTATCAATGAATACAAGTATCGATATGGTAAGGATCACAAGTGCGAAATTGTTGCTCGTCATCTTGCGACTCCTCCCATGAAGGATTTTCCTCATAAGGGATTCACGGAGCCGACACCTGCAATGCCAGATGAGTACAAGGTTACTGGCGACAGCATTGCGTCATATCACAATTATTACCGTGGTGCTAAGGCTCGTATGGCATCATGGAAGAATCGTGATGTACCGTCTTGGTTTACTAAATAAGAGTATGTTCAACCTCAAACCAGGATTATATTATGCCAACGTATGATTTTATCAATGAAGAAACTGGTGAAACATTTGAGATGCAGATGTCTATTGCAGACATGGAAAAGTATCTCAAAAAGAACAAACATATCAAGCAGGCTGTCACCAGAATGACTTTAGGTGATTCGGTTCGTCTAGGAATCACCAAGCCGCCAGCAGATTTTCAAAAAGGAGTTATTGGTCGCATGAAGGAAAAAGTTCATGGCAATAATCTGAAGACTTCGAAATTCAACATTCCAAGAGAGTGGTGAGTGATTAGTCCCATTTCTCCCGTGTATAAAACAGTATTCAACACGCAAAGAGGATCTCGCGAAAACGCAAGGTCCTCTTTGTCATTTCAGAGAGGCGTACATGTCAAAGAAAAAGAAGAAGTTAAATCAACAACAGCAACAAAATCATTTCTCTCTACGAACAATATCACCACTAACACTAAATCAATCATCAACATTCAAGGCCTTTGAGCAAGGCAAACATCTTCTTCTACACGGCGTTGCCGGAACAGGTAAAACATACATCTCTCTATATCTGGCACTAAATGAAGTTCTAAACAAATCCAGATACAAACACATTGTCGTCATACGCAGCGTAGTTCCTTCTCGCGATATGGGATTTCTGCCAGGCTCCGCAAAGGAAAAAGCAAAAGTGTATGAAGAGCCATACAAGATGATTTGCGATGATTTATTTGGTCGTGGCGATGGCTATGATATACTCAAGATGAAGCGCATGTTGGATTTTACCACGACTTCATTCTTGCGCGGAGTTACATTCAATGATGCAATCATCATTGTCGATGAATGTCAAAACATGATTCAACAAGAGTTGGATACTGTCATGACTCGTGTTGGTAACAATTGTCGTATCGTGTTCTGCGGAGATTTTCGTCAGACTGATTTGGCAAAGCATGAAGAACGCAGAGGACTCTTGACATTCATGAATATTCTTGATAAAATGTCTTGCTTTGAAAAAATTGAGTTTGGTAAGGAAGATATCGTGCGTAGTGCATTGGTAAAATCCTACATCATCTCTAAACTGGAGTTAGGATACGTTTGATATGTTGATTTATGCTGCACCTGCGATCATTTGGATGATCATGCGTCTAATGAGAAAGATCATACTCACTTGGCCCAATGCATTCAATGCATGGATGTGTGTGATCACCACAATCGTCATGGGCGGGATCATTTTTAATTTTCTGGTAAAGCTTATAAGTTAATGAAAAAGTTTCATCATTCATTTGTGAATCTTCCAAATCTTGAGGAAGAGTATATTGACGGAAGGAGGCATTATAGAACTCCAGAGGGAAATGTGTATCCTTCCGTCACTACTATTTTGTCACGATTGCCAAACGAGAGTTTGAAAGAATGGCAAAATAGAGTTGGAGAAGAAGAAGCCAAGCGAGTATCTGGCGTATCAGCTCGACGCGGAAAAAATCTTCATCAAGTCTGTGAGCGATATTTGCTCAATGAAGAAAAGCCTACGCGCGGTCATATGCCAGATGTTTCATTTATGTTTCTTGAGTTAAGAAAACATATTGATCGAATTGATGAAGTATACGCCGTTGAAGCGCCTTTATATTCTGATCAATATAAGTTTGCAGGAAGATGTGATGCAATAGGTACATTTGATGGATATCCGGCGATCATTGATTTCAAGACGACCAAGTCGGAAGCTGATTCCAGCATGGATAAGGTCAAGAAATATTTCATGCAGTTGTCGGCATATTCTTTGGCATATGAAGAAAGAACTGGCGTAAAAATTGATTTGGGGGTATTGTTATTTGCATCGGCAGAAACTGAATCTAGCTGCATTCCTGCAAATTTGACTAAGTACAAGACTCAATTCATTTCTTTGTTGACAAGCACTAAATAATGTAATATAATACGATATTACTGTTGATAACAACGTAATAAACTGTCTGGACGCGGCTTCAATGCCGCCACCTCCACCAGTCAACACACTAGGGCCGTAACCCAAGCAGCTGCTTGAGAAACCCCAAAAGTGAGGGATTAAGTGTGTTGGCTAATGGGGGTGAAAGGGATTCGACAGAAGTGTAAAGGTTGCGGAGGTAATCGGTAAGGAACGACCGACAATTAGTCCAAAACAATAGATGCAAACGATAATTACGCATCTGAGATGGCACTAGCTGCCTGAACGGGGTTCGGTGGGGACCTGGCAACAGAATCCCACCACTTTCATCAATCGTAGGAGGTATCGATGAGTGAAGTATCTTGTTATGTTATGAAACCCCTTTCTTATGCAACCGATAACGAATGCACGTTCAAGAATTTGCGTTCGGTTGATTTGAAACGAGCAAAGAAGCATCGTGGAGTATATAAGCTTTCGTATGGACAATACGGAAGTTCCAACCATGTTTCTTATGTGGCAACACGAGATTTCGACTGATGTATAAAACTCTGATGGTAGGAATATTCCTACTCATCGGGTTCTTTGGTGCAAGACTGTATCCATATGATACAACAACAAATGCTGTAGCGCAAATTCCTGGATATGAAAGGATTTACGAATACGAGCATTTGTTGCTATCATTTGTTCCAGATGAACCATTGCCCGATGAGCAGGAGACAAAAGTAGTCAACGTCGATCCTAAAGAGAGGGAGTGTTTAGCCAAAGCCATATATTGGGAGGCTCGCAACCAATCTCTTGATGGAAAAGTCGCTGTAGGATACGTTGTAATCAATCGTGTCAATGCTGGTCTGTGGAAAGACTCCATCTGTGGCGTTGTCTATCAGGGTTGTCAATTCTCTTGGGTCTGTGAAGGTAAGGGTAAAAGAAACCTCTACAAGCTAACGAACGAGAACGAAAAAATTGCATGGGCTGAGGCGATTGCTCTTGCAAATGAACTTCTCATAGAGTATAATGACATTGAAGATATAACGAAGGGTGCAGTCTTCTTTCATGCTCATTATGTGAGACCTGATTGGTCAAAGTGGAAGAAAGTTGAACGCACCGTTCGTATTGATGATCATATATTCTATCGTTTGAGGTCCATGTAATGCCAACAAAAGATGAAATGCTATCCTTTGCCAAGACTATTGAGCAGATAGTCAAGGAAAAGGATCTAAACTATATTGATGCTGTGACGCATTTTTGCGAGATCAATTCTTTGGAGATTGAGTCAGTTACAAATCTGATCAATCAATCATTGAAGGCCAAGATTGCATATGATGCGTCACAGCTCAATCTTTTACCCAAAAGCAATACATTGCCAGTATGAAAATTGTTGCTCTAGAAGCATACAAGCTATTTCATTCGATCAAGCTTCACTTTACTCGTCAGTCATTTGACTTTTTCAAGAGTAGAGTAAAGATTTCGGAGAAAGCTTTTCTTTCTCGTCGCGATAGATTTGCATTTTATCGATTGGCGAAAGAGTATGATCGTGATCAATTTATCTCCCTGACTCTGGCGAACATTCTCAAGAATGATTCGTTGTGGTCAATGAATTTGCTTGAGCCAGAAGCTGCAGATAATCTAGTCGAATATCAAAAGAGACTGGAGTCGCTCACATATAATTTCAAGCAGGACTTGAAAAAGCTTTTGGATTGGTCGCACGAACACGGTGTTTTTTTGGATCGTGCTTTTGTCCCTGGCGATTCTTATCCTCCGTTACTGACAATGGTCATGAGAAATGAAATTTCCATGGAGACATTTGTCATTCTAAATGGTGTCATCGATTTTCTCCCCATGTGGAAAAGAAAAATAAATGATGAGATCATTTGGCCAAAGTTTGCAATCAAGTGCGAGAAATATGCTCCATTTGTTTTGCAGCGAGTTGATTTGAAGAACATGAAAAAGATTCTGAAAAGTGAGTTTTTTCCTTGACTTCGAATCAACGCATGATATATAATAGTGAATATTATGCATCATGTGAACAAGATGTAATACGAAACATACAACGCATACGAAAGGAAATACAATGTCTTTTGCATCACTAAAAAAGGCCAGCGGTTCTATTGACAAGCTGGCGCGCGAGCTAGAAAAGCTTAATACACCTGCAACCAATTCATCGGAAGATACTCGTTTCTGGAAGCCAGAACTTGACAAGGCTGGTAACGGCTTTGCTACGATTCGTTTCCTTGCAGCACCTGCTGCTGATGGTGACGATGCTCTTCCTTGGGTTCGCGTCTTTGATCATGGCTTTCAAGGACCTGGCGGTTGGTACATTGAGAACTCTCTGACGACTATCGGTCAGAAGGATCCTGTCTCAGAGTACAATTCGATTCTATGGAATTCTGGAATCGAAGCTAACAAGGAGATTGCTCGTAAGCAGAAGCGTCGCTTGAAGTATATCTCCAACATTCTTGTCGTTAGCGATCCAAAGAATCCTGACAACGAGGGTAAGATCTTTTTGTTCAAGTATGGCAAAAAGATCTTTGACAAGATCACCGAAGCAATGAATCCACAGTTTGAAGACGAGAAGGCTGTCAATCCATTTGATTTCTGGGCTGGCGCAAACTTCAAGCTTAAGATTCGCAAGTTTGAAGGTTATCCGAACTATGACAAGTCTGAGTTCGACAAGCCTTCTGCGCTTTATGATGGTGATGATACAAAGCTGGAGAAGCTTTGGAAGTCCGAGTATTCACTCAAGGATTTCCTTGATCCAAAGCACTTCAAGAGCTATGATGAGCTGAAGACCAAGCTAAATCGTGTTCTTGGTCTTGACGGAGCACCAGCTGCCTCAAAGAGCAAGGCATCGGATGAGAAGCCGGCATCAAAGGAGACACCTCCTTGGACTGACGACGAAGACGATGACATGAAGTTGTTTGAGAAGTTGGCTCGCGAGGACTAAGTACTGAGCGAGTAGCGAAAGAGGGGAGTGAAAGCTCCCCTCTTTTTTATGACATGGATTGTATTCCCATCATATTTTGAACACGCATCAATGTGTTGTCTTCATTTCTCACACTTGCTACCGGAGCATTGGCGGCAGAAGATTGAGGTGGAGATGGAATTTGATTTCCACCACCTCCATTGTTGATGTTATTGATTACTGGCGCCTGAGATTGATTCATTTGATCTCTTTTCGTCTGTCTTTCCTCAGACATGTTTGATAAAACCTCACCTGTTTGTCTTTGTGGTTGCTGCTGCATTTCAGCTGCAATTGGTGCAGGTTTCATTTGTTCCGGAATTGCCATTCCTGTTGCTGGCATGGTTTGAAGATTGAGATCCCTCGTTAGCGATCCTTGTTGCTGCATCATATATGGTTGATTTACTGGATTTTCATTAGTTGGCTCTTTTTCGGCCGACGGCTGTCCTTGAGGATTCAAAGTCACTTTTCCGTAGTTTTGTTCGCCAGGAGTAAAGAAAGTTGATTGTAGTTGTGGTTTTACCTCTTGAGGTTGAACTTGAGCAACTTCTTTTGGCAATTCATTTGTCAATGGTCGATTGGGCGTTTCTTCTTTTTGTGGTAGTTGTTGCGCCATTTGGGTTGGTTGTGGCTTTGGAATATTTTTTCCGTATTTCTCACTAATTGAATTTATATCCTTTAAATATTTTCCAGGATCTGCTGTAAAATATCCAGATTTGCCTAAAGCATCAGTTGCAGCTTTGAAATCTTTTGATTGTAAAACATCCTTGTATCTTGAATCTTTTTCAATAAGATTGAGCCAGTCTTTTCCGGCATCTTCTACTTTTTCATATTTTCTAAATTTTTCACGTTTACTGATCTCTTTTCCTTCAACGACTTCTTTAGTTGCTGAGGTTGATGAGGGTTTGTTTTCTCTTGTTTCCTTTATACCAAAAGGATTGTTTGAATCTTTTGGCATTTTTTTTCCATGCCCGCTTTCAAGCGATGCTTGAGATGCACCCAGTCGCGCAAGAACATCTGCATTTTGCAGTCCCTTATCAAGAGCTGCTTGATAAATGGAATCGTACATTTTTTTGTGAAAGTCTTCGCGTGGATTTGATTTTTTTTGTTCTTGTACGTTGTTTTCTGGTTTTTGTTGCTGCAATGATGTTGACTGTAAAACTGGAGATGATTGTGGAGTCATTGAAGATTGTGGTGATTCAACATTTGAATTTTCATCTTCATTATTTTTAAAGAAATCAACCATTTTTTCCAAATTTATTTGTGGTTGATTGTTGCTATCTTTTTCTTCCAAGTTTTCAGTAAGTGCTGTTAGCATGTTAGTCATGTTTTGTATTGTCTTGTTTGTTCCTGCAAGACCTAAATTTTCTTCTTGTTTATTTCTAAATGTTGGATTATTTCTCACATCTTCGAAAGAGTTTCGACTTTTTTCTTGATCCCTTCTTTCAACAGATGGATCTCCAAATATCTTTGAATAGGTATTTGTTACGTTTTCTGTAACAGTATCGGCTAAATCTTTTATTGGACTATTTCTATTGATTTGTTCGTTTTCCATTTTTATCTTTGCCTTGATCTAGTAGTTTTACTTTCTTTGTGCCGCCATATCTTTTAGTCTTTGATTTTCTTTTTCGATGTGCTGGGCTAGCAATATTACATAGACATCTCTTTCCCAGGGTATCATATTTTCTAGTTCACTTAGACTATAATGATAATTGTGCATCATCGTAAAGTTAGTTTGAAAATAATTTGTCAAACTTTCATGACCAAGGCTTATGCGAAAAAACTTGTCAGGCCCTCCAAAGGTATTACATGATTAAATCCGCACTTGTTGCATGTATGTTCAATGTTTGATTTTATACTTGGCATTGTTTTGAAAAAATTGTCGATTTTGTCAAAACTTGATTTTGGAATATTTTCAATGTATTCTAAAACATCTTTTTTTTCCATTTCTTTGATATAGTATATACCATCTTTATCGAAGAAATAGTCGATACTATTGATAATCATATCCAAAGCAGTTTCTATTGAAGTTTTTTTGTTTTTGCTTGCAAGCGTTTCAACAGCATTGAATGAAGGATATTTCATCATGACACCAACATCTTTTGTAAAGAATATTGTCTTGTTATGATTTGGTTTCTTTTCAATGACGGTTGAATTTAAAATATCGTGTTCAAATTGCATTAGATTATTGCATTCTTTGTCTTCTACTGTATTTTTACAACGAAATGACATATTTACTTTTTCATTTATTGATCTTGCTCTTAAATGAATGAAGAAATATTCTATGTCAAATGAAGACATTTCATTTATATCAAAGTTGGTTTCGACTATACAATTTTTGACAATTTGTCTTACGGCGTCAACGATTGATTTTTCGTTTGATTCCGTTTTTTGTTCTTCAAGTGCCATCAATAGAATTTTTTGTTCTTTTACTAGAAATGGTCTAAACTTTAGTTTTTTGCCTGTTGAAGGTAATTCAAACTCATATATTGGCAAATCAATTTTAGGTAAATTCATGATTTAGATTTATCCTTTCTTTATCTTTGTCGACCAGGATTTGTTTCTCGTGCTGTTCTAGGAGGTTGCGTTGAAGAAACATATTTTGTATTTTCATAAGGGCTATACTCATTTGAATAATAAAAATAGTCATAACTAAACGATACGGCAACGCGAGTTATTTCTTCACTTGTCCAACTCATTGTCACAGGACTAACAGATACTGGATACGCATTTACAATGTAAATTGAATAGCTACGACCCTGATTTACATCGAAGCACTCTATTATAATTTCTTTTGCGTACTCAGTCTTGTATTTGAAATTGTGATACGCGATTTCTGGTTTTTGTGAGGCTGATACTGGATAAGTATTAATCCAATTCATCCAATCTTCAAAAACTCTTTTTTCTACCATTCCTGTTAAAGGTTGTTTACTAATATTTCCTGTGCAAAAAAACATACAAGTTATTTCACTAAAAAATGACTGTACTGGATATTTAACTACAGGACCATAGGTTCTATGTTCAAATGTGTTGAGACTTCTACCTGGTATTTCTACGGATTCACATTTATACTCAAGTTGTGAATCGGAAGATAATGATCCAGGAATTCCTTGTGGAAATCTTACTTGAAATCTACTTTGTCTTTGAAAATCAGAGTACTTGTTTATAGCTGATAGAAATTTATTGATATCTGCCATCTTTATTTCCTTTTAGATTGGCGAAGCATTTTTATTTTTTTCAGGATATATGAAACTTTCAACAGGCAATGACGCCGCAATATCCCATTCACTTGCATCTATTTTTATGAATCTTGAACGTATGTTTGATGTCAAATATCTTTTCACTGCTGGTTTAGCATCAATTGGAAGATTTTTTAAGACGGCATATGTGAATGTAAATCTTGTCTTTTCGTCATATTTGTTGTCATTTGTAAACACACTCAATTGATTTAGAAGACCCAATCTTGTTCCTACCGAAAGATAATGTAAATTAACTCCAATAAATCCATCTCCAAATCTATCAAATGGAATGACTAGAGGAAACATGTCGTATCTTGGTAATATGTCTTTCGTTTTTGGATTATACACAAAGAAATACATTGCGCCAAGATGAAATGACGTTTCTTTGCGTTTTGTGTCGCGCAAAAGATCTCTGCGGCTAGAACTTTTTAGTTCATCCGCTTTTTTTTGAATCCATTCTCTAGCTTTTTGTGTGCTAGCGGATAAATTCGCTCGTTCTATTCTTCTTTGTCTTTTGTCTATAATTGGCATAATGATATTTATTTGATTCCAAGATCATTTTCTGTGAGAACCTTGAATTGCCAATTTCGGTCGAGACAGTATTCCTGAGCTGCTTTCCACTTGGCATCATTGACTCCCCAAGTGACTATTTCGGTTATGTATTTTTGCGTTACTCTTGATCTTTTCTTAGGCGGCACTGACTCTTTTTGTGGCTTTATTTCCCATATCATCTCTCGTATCTTGTTGTCTTTATCGCGAACTTTGACATAGAAATCGGGAAAGTAACGATGCACTTTGCGATCAACGGGAGAGAGATAAGGTATCACTATTTCTTCAGAAGACCATTGTATGACTGACGGGTTTTCATCAAGAAAAACCATGACACGACGCTCCCAAAGACTACGATATATGATTCGTGTGGGATCTCCGCGATATTTTTGACTATTTGTTGGTATGAAGCGGCCTTTGTATGACATGATAAATATAGTAAAAGTTACGGAAATATTTAGATGGCAGCAGATTATAGACAAGCTACAAGAAAAGATGATTTTGGCGGTAGAATGGGGGCTGGACCCTTAGCTACGCTTGCAAACAATCCCTATCAATTTTCTTCTTTGAATTATCCTATTGACATTGAAAATCTATCACATGCTATGCTATTTAATATCAATGTTCACGATAATTCAAATGATTTGTCAAAACGAGAAACACCCGCCGAAAATGCTACAGGACCAAATGCAGGATTTCAGTCAAGAAGAGATCGAAATCTTCAAAATACTCCTAGTTTAACAAGAAAATTTACAAGAATAAAAAGAGCCATTTCATTGTATATGCCTGATACGATAGTTGTTGATAATAGACAAAACTTTGAAACTCCAAGCTTGTTGGAAAAACTTGGTATTATTGGTACTAGTTTAGTTGCAGGAACACAAGCATTAACTGGATCTCTTGGAGAAGCAGGTAATTTAGCGATAGGATTAACAGGCGGAGCAGCCGCCGCAGCCGCTGCCGTGGGAGCCGCGACAGGTGCGGTAGCCCGCCAGCGCGGCATGGATCCAAGTTTAGCTGCAAGAATAGGTTCTGGAACAATGGGTCTTAGTAAATTTGATAGAGGTGTATTGACACCAGCATTAAGAACAGCTACTAGTTTATTTGGTTATGCTCTCAATCCTGTTGTTGAAGTTTTATATGTTAGTCCTCTTCTTAGAGCGTTTAATTTTGATTTTATTTTTTCTCCAAAAAGTGCAAAAGAAGCTGATGATGTTTGGAAAATAATTTATGAATTTAGAAGACATTCAGCTCCTGAATTTCTTAATAATAGCCAAAGTGGAGTAGGATCGCTAGTAAACTACATTATGATTCCACCATCCCAGTTTGAGATAACATTTTTGAGAAAAGGACAATCAAATCCAAATCCAAATCCTGACGTAAATTCAAATGAAAGAATCAATGGTAGTGCTGGTACTGGCGGAGGATTTGTCGAAAACACTAATCTTCCTAGACTTTCTACATGTGTTTTAAGTGATGTCATGGTCGACTATACACCAACAGGCGGATTTGTAACATTTGATGATGGAATGCCAGTTCAAATAAGAATGAGACTATCTTTCATAGAAACCAATATCATAACAAGAGAAATGGTTGATGAGGGCTACTAATGGCATATTTTACTGATTTTCCCATAGCTTTATACGATCTAACAAATTCATCAAACAAGAGTCTCAAACTTGTATCGAATTTATTTGTTCGCACTAGATTTTTACCTAGTATTGAAAATGAATCTACAGTATTTTACAAGTATCAAATTTCTGATGGTGATACTCCAGAAATACTAGCTTCAAAATACTACGGCAATTCAAATCGTCATTGGATCATTCTTCTTGCAAATAACATAACTGATCCGACATACGACTGGCCATTGACATATACAAATTTTTCATCTTATGTTGAAAACAAATATGGTTCAATTGCAACTGCAAAAACAACATATCATCACTACGAAAAAGTGGTGACAAAAACGGATTCTGTCACAGGAACCATAACAGTAAACAAGTATGAACTTGACTACAACACATATGCAAATTTGGCATCAAGTAGTACGGAAACAATCAATTTGAAAGATGGTAATACCGTTCAAATAGTTATGACCAAGAATGCTGTATCATATTACGACTATGAAGAAGAACAAAATGAAGCAAAAAGAGAAATAAAGATAATAAACGCTGCATATGCTCTTCAAATAGAACAAGAACTATTTTCTATATTGACAAATGTCTGATTTTTTATATACTAACGAAAAAAATTACGTAATAAAAGAGTTATTCATAGTTAATACCAATGGTTCTGGTATTAATATAAGAGCATTACTTTTAGAATTGGATATTTTTGAAGATATTTACAATTCAACAATTTCAGGATATGCACTTTTAAATGATTCAAATGATTTGATTGCAACCTTACCTCTATCTGGATTTGAATTTCTACGAGTAGTCATTGAAAAACCCGGATCCGAAAGAAAAGTTCTTTTTGAAAAAAGTTTTCGTATCTATAAAATGACTCCAGGAACTGTAAAACAAGCAACCACATCAAATCAAACATATTTGTTGAATTTTTGCTCTGAAGAAAACGTAGTTTCTGCATCTCGTCGTATTTCAAAATCTTATCGTGGAAAAACGATGTCGAGTATTGTTACTGACATATTGACAAAACAGTTAAAAGTAACTCCGGAAAAACTAAGAGCAACAAATATAGAAAACACATCTGGAGTTCATGACGTAATAATTCCATTTTTGAATCCATTAACCGCTATATCATGGCTTGCTTCAAGAACTGTTTCATCTTCGGCAAAAAGTCGTGGTGCGACATTCATGTTTTATGAAAATACTCAAGGTTATAACTTCAAGTCTCTAGAAACTTTGTTTCAAGGAAACACTAAAGCAAAATATAGTTTCGGACCCAAAAACGCACCTCCCGAAAAAACTGATACATCTGTATCTGAGATTAGAGATGTTGTGAAATATGAATTCATGAAAATGTTCGACGTTTTGTCAGGAATAACCTCGGGTATGTTTTCAAGCACAATTAAGACAATTGACTTGGTCAAATTAGAAGCTACAGACTATGCCATGAGGTATGATGAATTATTCAATATTACTTCACATATAGAGAAACAAGGAAGCGCATTTTCTTTTCAAAACGAATATGAAGATAGATTCAAGAAAAAAGTATATGAAAATTCATATTCATTGATGAGAATGTATCCAACAAATAGATCACATGATACTGATAGCGTGATTTCAAGTAAACAACCATCAATAAAACAAAATCTGGTTGAAAAATGGCTATTGCAACGCATAACACAAATAAATCAGCTGGATTACTTCAAGTTAAAATTAGTTATTCCGGGCGATACATATATCACGGTTGGCGACATCATAGAATTTCAAATTCCTCTTGTCGGGGCTAAAAATCCAGGCGCATCAAATGAGAATCCTTTCTACAGCGGAAGATATTTGCTAACCGCGATTCGACACAAAATAAATTTGGATAACTATGAAATGATTGTTGAAGCAACACGAGATTGTCTATCAAAGCCATATCCACAAGCGGAAAATAGTTTAGCACTAATCAATGAGATAAAGAAATCATGATAAATCGCAATAATTTTATGGGACTAGATGGATTTGTCTGGTGGTTTGGTGTCATTGAAAATCGCAAGGATCCTTTATTGATAGGTCGTTGTCAAGTCAGAATTTATGGATGGCACACCGAAAACAAGAATTTGATACCAACATCCGATCTTCCCTGGGCACATCCTGTAATGCCTTTGAATACGAATACAGGAACAGGAATCGCTGCAAAGGAAGGGGATATGGTATTTGGTTTCTTCCTTGATTCGGATGATGCACAGTTTCCTGTTATGCTAGGAATTGTTCCGGGCATTCCTGAATCTGTGCCAAGAATAGATAAAGGATTTTCTGATCAAAGAACACCAACTCAGTTGAGCGATTCTCCAAGAAAGCCGAAATCGAAAGATTATACTCAAGATGGAGAAGGTGTATTCATAGTTGAAGGTCAAGCAACACGGTATCCGGAAACTGTGAATGAATCGACTGTAAGTAAATTGGCAAGAAATGAAAATATTACTGATACAATTGTAGAAGAGAGAAAAAATAATCGTATACAGAATGTAGAAACATCTACTAAAGGTTCAACATGGTCTGAGCCCGAAACACAATATAACGCAAAATATCCATACAATCATGTATATGAATCAGAATCCGGTCATGTTCTAGAAGTCGATGATACTCCAGGTGCGGAAAGAATTCAAACTACTCATCGTTCGGGAACTTTTGAAGAAATATATCCAGATGGAACAAAAGTTACAAAAGTAGTAAAAGACAAGTACGAAATAGTAATGTCAGATAATAATGTATTGATCATGGGAGATTGCAATATTACGATCAATGGTCAAGGTAAAATATTTGTCAAGGGTAGTGCAGATGTAAAAGTTGATGGCGATATGACAACACAAGTTGCAGGAACGTATAGTGTTACATCATCGAGCTACATGAGTTTTAGAGCACCAAGAATAGATCTAAACTAAGATGGAATGAAAAATGCCTGCAATTTCTAGATTGGGTGATATATGTACGGGTCATGGGTGTTGGCCCCAAAGGCCGAATGATACGGCAAGTGGTGACGTTTATGTTGAGGGTCTAGGTGTTCATAGACAGGGTGATCATTGGGTTTCACATTGCTGTCCAAATCAAGGATGTCACGATGGAATTTTGGCATCAGGATCGGGAACCGTATACATTAATGGATTTCAATGTAGTAGAGTTGGCGATCCTATAGATTGCGGTTCTACAATTTTAACTGGTGCCGGAACTTGCTTTGCAGGATAATATGATAGGAGAAAAAATAATATGACAATAGGTTTTCCAATTCCAAGCATTGTGCCTATTCCAGAGGTAGCAACAGCGATTGGTAATTTGCCAATAAACCCAACTGTTAGAAATATTTTTGAAGAAATAGCTACTAGCGGTCAAGCATCACTTTTTAGAAATCCGGTCATACAAAATATCAATCAAGTATCTAGCGGGATAAACGGCATAGTTAGTGCAATATCAAATTCTACATGTTTAAATTATACATCCGAAGCTAAAACAAATCTGACAACCGCATTAACTGGAACTGGCGGATTGTCCGAGCAAGTTACCGCCTTTACAACACATGTCAATACATTATCAGGAGTAATAGCAGGTAGTGCTGGAAATGCAACACCAGGACTTGAAAGAATATTGTCTGTCGGACGATCAATAAAAGATTTAGTTAATACTGTCGATCAAGCTTCGGGTTGTTTGGGCGTTCTAGGTAATATGACAGGACTATTTTCCGGAGAGCAACTTAATGGTTATGCTAGTCAGTTAGCATCGTTTATTGAGCAAATCAATGGTTGCTTGGCCGACTTGACTGAAATATTGGATCAAGTCAATTCTATCAAAGCGGCACTTGCCGCAATAATAGCTGCCGATCAAAACTTTTTTAATCAGGCACTAGAAACATTAAGACAAGCTGCGCTATCTTCACTTTTAGACTATATGTATAACGATCCGTGTGGCAGATTTATATTGGAAAATCAAATAGGGCAAACTAGTTTGCTATCTAAATTATCACGATAAATATAATCATGGTAGCTTTATCCACAAGAACATTTAGAGATTTAGACTTAAATTTCACGCGACATCCTGCAACAAATGATGTCGCGACACGCATTGGTGATCAAGCAATAATTAGATCATTGCGAAATCTTGTCAATATGGCCAACTATGATAAACCATTTCATCCTGAAGTTGGTGGTGTAATTCGTCAATTATTGTTTGAAAATGTTAATGCTATGACGGCTCAAAATATTAAAACTGCCGTCAAAGATGTAATAAACAACTTTGATCCTCGAGTTTCTCTTATCGATGTGGTTGTACAAGCCCAAGAAGATATGAATAGATATGATGTTTCTATATCATTTTACATAGTCAATCAAGCAACTCCAACAACAATAAACGTATTTTTGGAAAGAGTAAGATAATATGGCAGCATCTAATACTGTTTTTAGAATTGCGGAACTCGACTTTGATACGATCAAAGGCAATCTAAGAGATTATCTGCGTAGTCAAAATCAATTTACAGATTATGACTTTGAAGGTTCTGGATTAAATATTCTTCTTGATGTTCTGGCATACAACACTCACTATATGGCATATTATCTAAACATGGTAGGAAACGAAATGTTTCTTGATAGTGCGCTATTAAGAAATTCTGTCGTGTCGCACGCCAAGCATTTGAATTATGTTCCAACTTCTATGGTAGGCTCGCGCGCAGAAGTAAATATCGTTGTTGAAGATACTACTCCGACCAGCGGCTATTCAACGATAACTCTACCTGCATACTCACAATTTGAATCAGAACAGATAGATGGAACCAACTATACGTTTGTAAATTTGGAAGCTTATTCCGCATCCAAGAATGTTACGTCAAACACATACACCTTTAGCAATGTACGGATAACACAGGGTGAAAATATCTCATACAACGTTGGTGTAGATGTAACAAACACCAGAAGACGCTTTCTAATTCCGGAAGCAAACATTGATACATCAACATTGCTTGTAACTGTACAGAATTCAGATACAGATAGTACAAAATCAACTTATCTATTGGCCGATGATGTAACAACTCTAGATTCAAATTCAAAAGTATATTTCTTGGAAGAATCAGATGCTAATAGATATACTCTTTATTTTGGTGATGATTATATCGGCAAAAATTTGGATGACGGAAATATTGTTCAGCTAAGGTATTTGTCAACAAGCGGAGATGTATCAAACAAGGCAAATTCATTCACTCTTACGACATCGATTTTGAATTTCTCAAACGTTGTGGTCAATTCAATTTCTGCAGCTGCTGGTGGTGCACAGAGAGATACTATTGATAGAATAAAGTTTTTGGCACCGAAATTCTATACCGCGCAAAATAGAGCAGTCACAAAAGATGACTATGGAACATTGCTTCTTAAAGATTATCCAAACATAGAAACAATTTCTGTGTGGGGTGGAGAAGAAAATGATCCTGTAGTTTATGGAAAAATATTCATTTCAATG